AATCATTTAATCCACTTGTGCCAACTGTAATAGGACCTAGTATATTTGAATCATCAAATGTAAAGATGCTTGAAGTTGCTTGGTTAATTACAATACTCCATTTGCCTTCACTTGCGTCCCAAGTGACAAAACATCCACTACTAATTGCAAGCAATTCTATATTGTCAAATACATTATTACTTGTATCTATTACACCGTTTATTTCATAATTTTGTATTGTCATTTTCTTATCCTAAGTGTAAACATAAATTGCTCCACTGTTAGTAGCTGTAGTAACAGTGTCTTCTTCGTTAGGTGCTGATATAACACAGTAATCTTCGTTAATATGTATTGAACTACCAAAACTGTCATTTGCACTAGTAGTTTCAATATTTGGATTAACTATTGTTGCTTGTAAATTACCAGTTGTTCTTTGGTATACTCTAACAACTCCTTGACTACTACCTGAAATTTCTCCAGGATCTGATACAGCTACATATAGATCTGTAAGTCCATTTGTCTTTAAATAAGATGAACCGTTTGAAGAACCTTGACTAACTGTTATTTCAGTGTTACCTGTAGAAATATCATATATTTTTGTATCTGATGTGCTTGATATTGCAATATCGTCTTCGTATACTGTTATAGATGAAATTACAGAACCGTGGTTTATACTGTTTACCAATGTACCATCTGCTAAATTATATATAGAAACACTACTGTTGGTTGTTACAAAAGCAATGTAATCATTTGTAACATCCATTTTATTGAAATTTGCACTTGAAACTCTAAAGTCATATTCAGAAACTATATAAACAGGATTTGGTTGTAAAGAATATACACTTATTTTATGTGGACTTGCATTACTATCTTGTGTACAAAATACAAGATAAGGATAATTTTCACCTGTAACTACACCTGGACTTAATTTTACATTGCGATAGCCTGTCATAGATACTGTATCATCATCGTGTGTTTGCCAACTATTTGGTCCTATTTTAGTTTCAATGTGGAGATTTGTTGGTGCTGGAATTGCTGTATAATGCACTGTCCAAGTGCCACTGTTAGTGTTAGCTGCTCTTGATAAATTTGCTGTACCAAGACTTCCAGAACTAGGGTAGAATGATTCACTTGCGTTTGCAAATGTAGACAACCCTGTTAAGTTGTACACTAATCTACTTGAGTTATAACCAGATGCAGCTGAAACTACTAATTTATTATCTGCAATATCTATGTACTGTCCAAGCTGACCACTACTTGAACTACCTGCAATATTAATATAACTGTTAAAATCAGTATATCTAGTAGCTGTACACGACATTGCTGTTGTTGTTGTAAGTGTCTTGTTTAGATCCCATATGAATTTAGCATTAGTAATCATAGTAAAAATACCACGATATATAAATTCATATATAAAGTCAGTCCAAGTCCACACAATTACTAAATTTGCGTTGCCGCCTTTTATATAGCTAGGTGTAATATTAAGACTTGTGTTTGAAGTTAATTGTGCTGTTGGTAGATATATTCCTACCGTCCATTTAAACTCGTTATTTGCTGTAGTATCAGTGTTGTAAACAATAGATGCACTGTAACTAAACGTGCCAGTAAATGCAGGGTCAATTGTTACTGTAGGTTGTTTCACAGCTTCCCAATCACTAATACTGTCAATGCCGTATACAGTATATATTGTGCCTGCTTGACTTACTGTAACACCACTTGGCAATGTGCCAAAATTCAATGTTGCTTGTGCGGTTCCAATATTAATTTTATAACGCACAATAGCACTTGAAGGATTAATTATTTCTACAATGTTTGCTCCAACTAATAAATTAAAACTTAGTGTAGATTCAGTAAAATTGTAACTTTTTCCAGCTGCTCTATCAAAGATAACATTTGTACCTCTGTTTTCAGTAAAGGTTAAACTAGTTGCGGCTCTATTATTTAGGTCTCTTAAACTTTGCATTATATGTTGATCTCCGCTTGTGGTATTCCTGCACCGTAACGAGTGTTGGTCATATAATCAAACAGCACATCTCCTGGTTGACTCATTGTGTTTGATAATCTAAATTTAAAATCACCAATCTGTGTTACTCTGTTTTTAGCATTATAATTAATTTTTACTATTGCAAACACAAGACTGTCCATACCATCTGTAGATGACCAGCTTGGCATTACGTTGTATGCGTTTGATGTGTTGCCTGTGCTTTCAGTATAGAAATTTACAGCACCTGTGCTACCTCCTACAAAGGGGTACACTTGAATTAGTCCACTAAATTTATCTGTTGAATTACCACTGTCATCGTATGCCTTGTCTACTGTAACGCCATCTGCTTTAAAGTCTAATCTAAAGCCGTTATAGTATACTTCTTTAAATGTAATTGCACTTGGTGTACCGTCAATCAAATTACCTGTGTTTTCACTTAGAGTCAAACAAGTCCATAGTGTTGTGTTGTTGCCTGCCATATGTGCGTCTGTAATAATACCGCTTGTAAAGGCATCTCCATAAACAACTGGTACTGAATTTTTTGGATCTGGATTTATACTAACTTGTGTACCTTGATCTTTAGGTTGATTTTCATCTTGTTTCTTTTGTATGCTCTTAATTACTCTGTTTAGTGCAAACCCATATAATGCTGATTTGGCAAGGTTACTTCCTAGTGAATTGCTACTAAAGAAACTGCCTACACCTTTAACTATTCCGCCTAGTGTATCTATAAAACTCATCTCTGTACTCCAAAATCAAACTGTGAACCAATTAGTGTAGGTACTCTATCAAAACTAGTGTCTGTGACCGCATACGTTTTAAGACTGTTTGGATTTGTTTTTAATCCTGCTATTTTTTGTTCTAATAAATTAAGCGAACTAATACAATTAATTTGTATTGAATTTGTTGCATCAGTGCCTAGCACATTGTATTCTTCATCTATGTTGTAATTGTTAATTGTGCCTAACCATCTACCCTGTGTTGTACTAATTTGACTGCCTGCTTGTGTAAAGTATGCACGATATACTTGTACATTTGAACCTTTTAATTTACTGTAAAGTACTTCACCTAGACTAGTGTTAGGTATGCCGCTTATTGTAATTGTTATGTCTTGGTTACTAGATCTAAGTTCACTACTAGTATCTGTTATGCCTAATAAATTACCAATTGGAGTGTAAGTTTCTCCGTTAATATCAAAAGCAACATTATGATCAGAGAATCGCAATATCTGCGAAGTGTAACTTCCGCCAGGAGTTTGTCTATACTGTTGTATATTTAATCTTACAAATGTAGCGGCTCTTAGACCTGTGTAACTTGTTAAATTAATTGACATTGTTTATACCTCCACAAATACAAACGGTCCACTCCAACGTGTTTGGTTATATCCAAAGATTGTCCATTCAGGAAATTCAATACACAACACTGTGTAACTTTCATCACTGCCTGGATTAACATTTCCATAGTAGTACGGAAACTTTGCATAGGGTATCGTTATTGTTGCGCTTGTATGTTTGTCTAGTGTTTCTGCACCTTCAATATCTGTTTTGTAGTCTGAATAGCGAGGACCATCTGGTAAAGTAACAGTGAATACTTTTTTAGCATCACCTCTTGTTACAGTTCTAGTTGTACCGTCTCTTGCTGTTGTACTTGCAACAACTTCTTTTCTGTTGATGCTAAGTGCTGTTGCGTTGTTTACTATCCATTGAAAACTCATTGTTTATCTCCCACTTGGCACTGCACTGCCACCTTTTTGTGCTACAGCGTGTATAAAGCCTGGGTCTCTTGCAACCATCTGTCTAAAGCTCAATGCATCTACTGCGTTAATATTATATGTTACATTGCCACCCATACCTGTTAGTGGTGTAATGTTTGCAGGTCCACTAATAAGTTCAGGTCCTGCTTCTCCTACAACACCAACTTTACCACTTGGTAAGAATCCGCCGTTTGCAAAGAAGCCTCCAAATATGTTGCCTAGGCCGCTACCTGCTGAACCGCCACCCATTGGTGTTTGAAATATTTGTGCAATTGACTGTTGTATCTGTGCTCTAAGCAAATCTTCTAATATACTTGCTACAAAGCTCTTGAATTCAAACTTACCTGTTTTGGCAAAATCAACAATCATATCTTCCATACCTTGGGTAGTTTTAGCAAAGATACGTTCTGCATTTTTAGCGGCATTAGTTGCATCGTCTTCATATGATTCAAATGCTCTGCGCCAACCGTATGCAAAACTACGCTGTGTTTCTCTTGCTGTTGTTGCTATTCCATACAATGTATCTTGTGCTTTAAGTGCGGCCGCTTCTAATTTTTTTGTTTCTGCAATATATTCATCTGCACTAATAATGCCATCTTCCCATTGTGATTTAATATTGCGGATTGCTTGGACTAATTCGTTATCAAGCATTCTATTGATATCACGTAATTCTTTTTCAAATGGATCTAGTGATAGATCTTCTAATTCGTGGTTTGCCTCACGCACTAAGTCGTGCATACGTTCTTGAAAATCCATACGGTTTTCAATTCTAGCGTTAAGTGCATCTTGCAATTCAACTTGACGTTCCATTTGATTGCTGATTGCAACTTGATTTTCTAGTTGTGTTTTTATACCTGAAATACTTTCTGCGTGTAATTCAGTAATAAGTCCAATTTGGTTTTGTATTTGTTCTGCTTGTGCTTTACTTGCATCAGTATCTTTTGCTCTAAGGTCAATAATTTTTTGTTGCAACGGAGCAATAGTGTTTAGATACTGTTGTTCAAATTGATTAATACCACGCTGTATTTCAGCTTGGTCGTCTGTTAATTTTAATAATTCTGTTTGTTGTTTTATGCGTTTGCTAAAAGTGTTGACACCGTCTTCAAATTTGTCAAAGTATTGAGTTGCTTGAGCTGTTATTGCTGTCTGACCAATTTTAAGTGCTTCAATTGTTGCTACAGCGTCATCTAAACTTTTTGGTGCTTGAGCTGTAGGAGCAATAGGTCCATCATTAAGTTTATCAATACTATTTTTTATGCCATCAATATTGTCACTGGCATCGTCGCTCATTGCTTCAATTGTTCCAATGGCTACTGCGGCTGCGGCCAAGCCAACACCTACTTTTACAAGTCCAACACCAGTTACACCTTGCAAAATAGTACCAGCTATTGCGGCACCTTTCATTGCTTTACTAAGTGCTATAACACTTTGCGTAATAGCAATAATTCTACCTGCTGTTGCGGCTGCAAATACTCCTGCCAATAATGCACCAAGATATTTTGCATTGTCAGCGGTAAAACGTATTGCATTGCCTAGGCCTTCGCCTATAACTTTTATAAGTTCTTCATTGCGTTGAATAAATGCTGTTGTATTATTAATGGCTTCAGCAAGAGCTTCGTTAAATCCGCTCTGGCCAATTGTGTCAAACATTGTGTCAAGACCATCTTTAAGATTGCCAATGGCTTGACTTAGTGTTTCAGCTTTTGCGGCACTTGCACCACTAAATTGTTCTGCTAGTGCATCTTGTAGTACAGCAAGTATTGCTTGTGCACCTTCAGCACTTTGTCCAACTTTAGATATTTCATCTCTTGCTAAGCCTGCTTTATCTGCAAGTAGTTTGAATACAGGAATACCTCTGTCTTGTAGTCTGTTTAGATCTTCTAAACCAAGTCCACCAGCTGTAGTACGTGCATACAAATCTGTAATAGCTTGTAATGCACCTAGACTATCTACAGCAACACTGGATACATCTGCAAATAATTGTAGCTGTGCTACAGTAGGATCTAATCCAGCTGATTTTAATTTAATTACAGTTTCAGTAAGTGCTTCAACACTAAACACACTTTGAGTAGCAAACGCTTTAATTTGTTCAAATGCTTTTGCGCCTTCTTCAACGTCTTTGAAAACAATTCCTAAACTAGAACGTAAATTTTCAAATCTTGCAGCAACTGACACAAGTTCTGACACTGCAAATGCACCAGCAAGTGCTGCACCAATACCTAAAATTGAGTCTTGCAAGCCACTTAGTGATCGTTGTGCTTGTTGTGTTTCTATACCTACTTTGTATTTTAAATCAGCCATATTATTTCCTTAGTATTTTCCTTTTTAACAAGGTTTTTATATATTTAAGTGTTGGCTCTAACATCCCTCTTGGTGCTTGTTTGCTACGCCCTTGGTCTAACGGTACTGCATAATTATAGTTTGCGTCAATAACATTTTTGGTTAATTTTGTTTTACGTTTAGCATTTCCTGTTTTCTTAGGAGTAATTTTCTTCCAATGCACAAATGCTTGTTTAGGTAATTTGTCCATTTTAACACGGATTTTACCTATACTAGGAGTTATTCTGTTTTTTGTTATTTTAACAGTCATTGTTTCTTCTCCTTAACACGAGCAACCATTGCTTCTAATTCTGCCTGACTATGTTGTTTTTGCATTGGTTTTCCACTATCTTTGTTCTTCCAGTAACTTTCATATTCTACAGCAATTTCACTTGCTGTTATGTCTATAGTATTACCCTGCTTTAATACTTCTGAGGGTAGTTTACCATATCTTTTTGCTATGAAATCCAAAGTTAACCAAGCATTAATCTCTGGTGTTATTTTTTCATAGTCTGGCTTATTACGTTTCCCAAGTTTTGTACCACTCGCTCAACAACTTTAATCATTAGTGCAACAGGTAATTGACGCTCTCCATCTAATATAGGTGCGCCTTTATCGTCAAGAATCATATCCTTAACTAGTCCAGTAATTTGACCAAAGTCATTATCTTTTAGAGTTGCCATTTTCATATATGTGTCCATATCTTGGCGATCGTACACCCAGAATTCAATAGCTTCACCGTATTCTTTTACAGTGGCTTCGTCATCTAATATAATTTTTTGTAGTTGTGGCTTGCTTGCCAATTGTGATAGTTTCATCTGTTAATCTCCGTTTCTTTCAATCATTTTGTTAGTTAACATTATAACAAAATTAAGTCTGCTAGTTGCTTTTTGCAGGTCCTGTTGTGCGCATCGCACTTCATTCTTAGCCTTGGCTGTTTCAGCTAGAAGGCTTTGCAATAGTTCACTGTCAGTCTTTTTATCTATAATGTCCATCAATCTATCTTCTTACGTTGTATTTAGTCTTTATAAGAAAACAGGGCTAAAAAAGCCCTGTTTCTCCATCACGCGAATGTTCTTAGCCCTCACGCTCTGTTATGCTATTGTGTAATCACCGTCTACTGTAATAGTAATTGGTGTTACCCAAACTGGTGCGTCAGCTGATACAGTTGGTGCTAGACCAGTAATGTATCCAGTTCCACTAACAGTTTTACCTGTAGTACCGTCTGACTGGTCGCCTAAGTAAAGACTAAACTCTACTAGATCCTTGTCAGAACTCATACCAAAAATACCTTTTAGTGATGCTGTTCCTGCGCTACTTGATCCGTCTCCAAAGAATGAAGTTTGTTCAAGTACAAGGTTCATTGAAAGCGAGTTGGTTGCTGTAGTAGCAATCTGCTTTTTAGAACCTTCGTCCAATTGCGTCCAAGTAAAGACGTCATTTGATGCGTTTACAGTAATATCCTGCAAACTTGGTACACTCAGTGAGTCATTACTGCTGTCGCTATTCACTTCTAATGAAAGAGTAGCTTCAGTAGCATTAACACCTGGTGCTGGGTAGATGTAATTTGCCATCGTGTTTGTTTCCTTTTTAAGTTAGTTGTACATATCTCAGTTCCACAGTTGTAACAAGTAGATCATTTACAAATTCAGTTGAAACATCACATTCTCTAGTGTAACCACCTTCAATTGTGTTGATGTTTTTTCCTGCTTTTAGCAATTGAACTACACTGTCATAGTTTGCTGGAACCTGTTTAGCGTCTGATGCAAAGTAGATGCGTACGATATTTGTTTCATTGGATATTGAGAAACCTTGTAGGGTCTGTACAGCAGGTGTAGTTTCTACTTGTAAAGGGTCTACATAGATACGCTTTACATTTTTAATATAAAGCGGCTCTCCTGAATCATCATAAGGAAAAGCATCAGTATATGAATACGCTCCTAGTGACAACCCTTTGATATAGTCTAATACCTGTGTTCTCATTATCTAATTCTCTTTAGGTTAAATGTACCTGGATCTTTTTCAGATGAAGCAATAGTGCCATCATCATCAAAATCGTACCAGTCACCTGCGGTAACAAGTTCTCCAAACAACGATTCAGATTTGTTATTATAATAACCAATCTTCTGTCTTTCTGCGTTGTCCTCACTTCCAAAGTCTGCTACTTTTGGTAGCACATACTCTGCAAGTGCTGTGTAGACGCAAAGATCTGTAAAATCATTTTGTCTAGCTTTGATCTTGTCAATGTCAAGTGCTGGAATATCCGCAACAGTGCTGATGGATGTGTTACTACGATTTCTGTAATAACTCTTCCACCAGTCACTGGCACGCAATTTTGTAAGGATCCGTTCAGTTACCCTAATAAGAATATCTTCAACAATATCGTCAGTTAAGCCCTCATTATTTTCAAATAAACGCTGATCTCTGTTATAGACATCATCATATTCAGCAAAGCTAATTGCTGTTCCACTATCAATAATAAAAGCCATCTACTGTACTCCTTAAGCTACGTTAATTAACTGGATACCACGAGTAGCGTCAACAACACCCACGCCTGCGTGAATGCTTGCTACAACGTCGTTACCAACTGCGGCTGCTCTACGCTGAACTTCAATGTCAGCATTTTTCTGCATTGCAATTCTGCAACTGTCAACACCAAAGATAAATCCTGAGTGTGCTGCTGGAACTAGAGCTGACATAAACATTTGTACGCCCGCATATGTACCTACGTAACCGTTACGAAGTGCTTCTGTTTGGAAGTCACCACCGCTAAAGTTGCCGTTAGCAAATAAGTTTTTCATCAAGTTAGTTGCTTCAGTAACTGAAAGTATACCAAACAATTGACCCATTTCACCTGCTCCACGTATTTGTGCAACAGCGTCAAAGATTGAATCGCCTGTCATTGGTACAGCGTCTGAAGTAGACTCTGTTAAGTTAGCTGCCATAGCTGTTAACACTGCTGTGTCAAATGCTTTTGCAACTGAGTTACCAAGTACACGACCCAATTCGTTTGGATCAATGCCACCTAAGTCACGTACTACAGAACGAGCTGCATATACGTTTACTGCGATAGTTGCTGTTGTGTCAGCAATAACTTGAGCTGCTAAGTCAGCGTTTCCAGTATCATCTGAGATAGTTGATGCTGTAACTTCGCCAAGTACTGGTACTTGTGCTGATTGTGATCCTGCTGGTACATTTACCATTGGGATGATTGAACCACCTAAAAACAAAGACTGTTCTTGTGCTGTATAGATAGTTGCTGCTTTAGTAGGGACAACTAAGCCCTCTAAGCTAAAGCCTGATAGATATTCATTAGCCATAATTTATTTTCTCCTAAAAGTTGGCGTTATTAATTTAATAAGGAAGCAATCCTTTTGATTTAGCTTCTTTATATAGTTTACGATGTTCAGGATTATGTAAATCCAAGTCCGCAAGATTAAACTTAGACGGTGTCCCACTTGAAACATTTGTTTTAGAATTAGTTGTGGCTGCGCCAGCAACTTTAAAGTGTGGGTTTGAATCAAGAAATTCTTGTACCAATGTGTCAACCTTTAGCAAACTGCCTGAGTCGTCATATCGCACATTTCCGTTGTCATCTAACACTTCTACTTCATCACCTGTTTCGTTTAATCTAACACGATCTGACAGTAACTGTCTAACCTGTGTAGGATTAATACTTTTGTGTTTCGCCGCTGAATCAAGTAGTGGGTTATTCACCTTGTACTCTTTGATTAAGCTGTCTCTCTTATGGATTTCCGCATCCTTTTTAGCTGCTAATTCCTGCAGGGTTTTTTCAAACTCACCTCTTTTAAGTGCTTCCTCTTGCTTGCGTTGTGCTTCCGCTTCACGCAAATTACGCAATTCTTGTGGATCACCTAAATCTTCGTAAGGTTTAAGAAGTTTACGCTCTAATGATCCGCGCATACGGCCCATCATATTGTCTACTTCGTCCTGTGTATAGGTTTTAGTTGCTGCCTGATTTTCAATTTGGTCGTTTGTAGCATCAGTTGCTTTATCGTTCACCAATGTTTCTGTATTATGGTCCATTGTTAACCTCGCCTCCCTTTAGAGTTTATTTTGTAACAGTATTTATGTATTACATACAAATTGTATGTCAAAACGGGCTGTTACGCCTCGCTTGTTCAAGTTTAGCACGGTCCTGCTGTATTAGAACAGGTACTTCAGTGCTGTTGTTGCCAAAATCAGGGTGACTCCATAGCCATTCCTCATTTGGAAATTTGTCATTCATACGTTTAGCAATCTTTTTAAGGATTCTATACTTACGCTTAGGTGCTGTATAGACTCTTGCATCCAGATTGCCCAATTGCTTAGGATGGCCCTGCCAAGAGTCTATTTCTATAAGTCCTTTTTGCCAACTAGCCCAGCTCCAAGGACACACACGTTTTATGGTGTAAAAATATTCACACCAGTCCATCATTTACTTTTGCGTGTTATACTCATTCTAGTGCGTGTGCCACGCTTCTTTAGGTTTGCTTGTGTGATACGCATACCTTTGTTGAAACTACTAGAGCTTCGTGTAAGATTCCTGCCACCATTACGTGCATAACGTGCTCCTGCACGGTGTCCATCACACGCACCTTTACATTTAGAACCGCGGTAAGTGGCCATTAGCCCCTACGTCCGCCTCTTGATCCTTTTTTCTTTTTTGGTTTCTTCTTCATAGCCATAGTGTGCCCTCTCTTATGTTAATAGTGCTGTCTTTGCACTGTCAATGTCAGCTTGACTTATTTCTGAATGCATCTGAAGAATTTGTTCATCAGTGTATCCTTCCATAATCATAGCATTGATATGGTCTTGTCTGTTGACTTCAGTTGTTACTGGATGTTCCATCTGATCAATGTCAACATCTTCTACGTCCATCCATTCTAAAATACGTTTGTCAATTTCTTTTAGTACTCTTGGATCTGTTGCTGTTTCTTTTGCTGTACGCAACTGTTGTATTTCCTGACCATTGTCTCTAATATTAAAGCTGCCAGGATAATCAATTAGACCATTCCAAACTGCGTTTTGGTAGTAGGCATAGTACTTCCAAATTTGTTCTTCAGCTAATTCCATTTGATCTGCTTTTTCACTTAGTTTGGCGTTTAACAATTGGAATTCT